GGTTTAAACAACAATCGCTTTAAGTGCTTCTAATCGGGGTTTTCTTACATTCAAATAATATTCCTTCTTTTTGCTTAAAGTTTCTTGGTATTTATCGGGATTTTCCAATTTAATCTTTTCATTATATTTCTTACATTTTTCTCGCATCTTTTCAGGGTTCTTCTTTTGATATGTTTTCACATTTTTAAGATGGTTTTGATACATTCGTTCAGCGGGAGTTAAAACATTTTCGGTTTCCATATTCATATATATTATATAAGTATATATTTATTTCTTTAAATGGTTTTTTAATATATTATCTTTTCTGTAATCTTCGCAATCTTCGTAATCTTTTTCGTAATCTTCGTAATCTTCGTATTCGTGAAATAATTTTATCGCTTCTTCATACAATTCATCAGTTACTTCAACGGTTATTTCCCTTGTTTCTTTTTCAAGCAAATGATTTTGGAACTTTTTTATTTCTTCTAACCATTCTTCCACACACACACACAGGCACGATGAACGTGTGCGTGTTGCTAAAGTCATCTTTTTATCCATTTCATATTTCTTATTTGGTAAACTAAATAATCGTATTTTTTCGCCCCAATATTGCTCTATTTCGGTTCGGCGTTCTAATAATTCTTTTTTTAATTCGCTATTACGAACCGCCATTTGGTATGGTCTGCTTCCATCATCTACCATTACCAGTTCAATTCGCATTTCCCTACTAACTAATTCGTCTTGTAAATCGCAAACATTATCCTCAATCAGGTCATCAAAATCTTCCTTATTTAAATAATAGGATGTTTGATGAGGTTTCAAACATCTTGAACTATCAAAAAACATCTGCTTGTAAATCAATACTAATACCATCTCTATATAAGTATATAAGGGCATCTCTTTAAGTATTTTCTTGACTTATATAATTTATTGAAAAAAGGGGTTGGTTCTCTATCCATATAGAAGTAACGATTTAGGCGGATTTAGGCGATTTAGGCGGATTTTGCCCGATTTTTGATAAACTATTCTATATTGCCTCTTTAAGGATACTTTGTTGATTTTCGGGCAGAATCCGCCTAAATTGCCTTTTTCTGCCTTTTTCTATACTTACTTTTGCCTTTTTTTGCCTTTTCTATACTTACTTTTGCCTTTTTTGTCCTTTCTATCTTTATATATGTATTGTTTTTTCTTTATTTAGTAAGCAAAGAAAAAAGAAATAATAAGATAATACGCTTCGCCGTCCCCATATAAGCAAGGAGAACCCCACCGTTTTCATTAAATTTGGTTGAACGGATTATTTGGATTATACTGGGTAGACCCTGCGTTTTGAGAGGAATAGGGTGGTATATTTTCTTGTTGAGTGTTTAGATAACTAACAAGTTCGTTGTAATAACTTCTCAAAAAATCCAAAATAAATTCTTTATCAAAGTCACTCATATTCGCATCCGTTTCATTTTCAGATATGCTTTCTTCCAAATTGCTTTGTTCTTCTACTAAAAAATCTCGGTCATCGTCAGGTAAATTTTCTACTGAATATGTCCTCATTATATCTGTTGCTCTTCGCCTTTCATTCCTAACTGTCGTAAGAAAATTTTGAAGATTGTTATAATGAGCAATAAAAAAAGGAATTTTACTCTTTATAGGATTAATTAAATTTGTTATAGTATTCTGCTGGTCGTCAGAATAGTAACTTAAATAATCGTCAAAAATCATTTTAAGTTCACGCATTTCATTTATTTGTTGTCGTGTTAAAGAAAAAATGGGAGTATCCATTATTTCATTCGCCTCTTGTATGTATTCTGTTATTTTTTCCAATTCATTTTCAAGGTCACTAAAAGTATCTTCGCTTTCGTCTTCCATACCACCTTCCATACCACCTTTCATTCCACCCCTTCTTGGTTTTGGATTAGGTAGATTAACAGGACGTTTTGGTTGAGGTGTAGTATAATTTAAATCAAAACGAATAATTCGGAGAAGATTATTTACCTTATTTCTAAAAAATTCTTGTTTTGCTGGATTTTCAAAAGGTTCTGCTCCTTCCTCTACAACATTTAAAAATCCTTCTAACGAACGTAATAATGCTATAAGAGATTCTCTATTTTCTCGTGAAAGTGGTAAACTAATAGACCTTATTTCATCGTATCTTTCATCCAGATGAACTAAAAAATCGGCAAGTTGTTGTTCTATTTCGTCACTCTCTTCGTCTACATCATCATATTCATTCATCATACCACCTTTTAATCGTGAAGCATATTTCATTAAGTCCGCCATTATATTATTATTAGAAAATTAATTTACATTTGTTCTATTCCACTTAAAAAACGATGAATAGAAATTCTTAATGCTACTGTTAAATTACTAAAATATTCTTTTTCATTATCAGAATAATTCCCATCTCTAATCATCTCTAAAAATTGGTCTGTCTCCTCAACAAGTTCTCTCAATTCTGCTCTACTTTCTTCATCAATATCTCTATTCTCAATTATTCTTTCACGTGTATTATCCCAGTCACGTTTTAGAGTATTAATATTATTTTCTAAATCTCTTATTCGTGGGTTGATTTGTCGTTGTGGGGTTTCTCTTTTAGTTTCTTCATCCCCTCCACCTTTTAATCGGAAACTTTTTAATCGTGAAGCATATTTCATTAAGTCCGCCATTCTATATATTACCTCCACAAAATATTTCTTGATAAATTATTTGCGGAATAAGGGTCAGATTTCCAGTTTCCTCTCATATTTGCTGTTCTTGTTAAATATCTTTGTCTTCTATCAGGGTCTTGATGTTTCGTAAAATCTTCGTATCCTAATTGCCCAAAATGTATCATTTTTCCATCAGGGCGTTGTATCATATATTTTTTATCTTTTTTATTAGAAGGGTATAAAATCGCCTTTTTTCCAAGATATTTAATTGCGTTCGCTTGACTTACAGAAGGATTACTAAACTGGGTTAAATCGTTAATTGACCCGCCCTTTAAGTTGTTTTCTAAATTGTTTAATCTATCTATTTCTCCGATTAGGTGGGTAGATTGTTTCACGTCCAAATGGTCGTATTTACCCTCTAAAATATGCCCGATTAAATGCTTAACCATTTCCTTGTAATTGATTACTTCCTTTTTTATTTCTTGTTTAAATTGTTGTTTTAGATTTCCGCCCTTGTAAACCTGTAATAATCTATCATATCCAGACAATTCTTTTACTTCTTTCTCCATTATATATAAATTATATTTTATTTTTTTATTCTATTTGGACTGGAACGGAATTATCTATTGGTTTCATTTCTATTACTTTTCTCTCGCCATCTTCAAAAATATATTTACAAAGAAATAGATTACCAGCAATATCACTAATAATATCGTTATAAACAATATCATTTTTAATCACAGGCATTTTTTTTAATGATTTCTTCAAGTTTTCAATATCCATATAATAATATCCAAGAAAATAAATATTATATTATAATATAATGGATTATAAAGTTCAAAGTGTAATATTTCTAAAATCTAAATGGACAGAAACAACTGCTTCTGATTGGTTGTTAGAAAATTCCTATAAAATCAAAAAGGAGGATGTTACTGAAAAATATTTAAGATTTAGACAAATAAACCCAGATTACCTAAAAAGAGTTGGATATACGCATTTTGTTAATAAGGATATTGGAAAAGGTATTCATTTAATAATCGCTTACAAAAAACAACAAGGTGGTGCGGTGAGTGCTTCAAATGTAAAACGATTTGTGGAGGCAAGTTATAAAAAAAAAGCAGATGAAAATATTAATGATTACATCTTGGATAAATCTTTATCAAATGACTACGCAAAAACTTATTACAACCCAAAAACAAATCAAGCAGTTGTAGTTCATCGTGGAACATCTGGGGCAAGTGATTGGTTAAATAATGTCGCTTACGCATCTGGTCTTTACAATTTTACAAATAGATATAAAACGGGTAAAAAAATTCAAGATAAAGCAAGTAAAAAATATGGAAAAGAAAATATTTCAACTTTGGGTCATTCACAGGGTAGCGTGCTAAGTCGCAAATTGGGACAAGATAGCAAAGAAATAATAAATCTAAATCCTGCGTATATGGGAGAAGCACCAACAAAAAAAGAATATAATATCAGGTCATCAACCGATTTGGTAAGCGGATTATTAGCACCTGTGAATATATTAAAAGGCACATTATATCCAAGTTACACAAAAAATCACGAAATCACCATCCAATCAGAAAATCCTGTGGACGTTTTAACAGAACATTCGCCAGAAATATTAAATCGTTTAGACCCAGAAATGATGATTGGGAAAGGTATTTCAAAATCAGAAAAGAAAAAATTATCTTACGAGATAAAACCCATTACAGAAGAGAAGATGAGAAATAGTTATTTAGACCTTGCTGACGAAAAGACAGTCCCTCCTGAAACGTCTTTAAAAGGAAACGATTTTGTTGATTACTTTACTTTTCTTTATAGGTTAAATACCGTTGGAAAAAAACGTATTTCGTTTTGGGATTTTTGGGAAAATAAAACGTTCTATATGAAGAAACAGTATGTAAAGAATATGTTGAAATATTATTCAAAACATACAAATATGACGTTAGTTGATAAATTGTATAAGATATTTAGAGTATATTTTGGTTCGGCAAGTATATTTAAACCTGTTCTGGCGATGAATATATACCAACGTTTTAAACCCACAAGTGTATTAGATTTCACGATGGGTTGGGGTGGTCGTCTTGTTGGTGCGTCTGCGTTAAATATTCCATCTTATATTGGGATTGATATGAACCAAAAGTTAGAACAACCATACAAAGAAATGGTAAAAGAACTGAAAGCGTTGGGTTCAACCACAAAAATTAATCTTATTTTCAAAGACGCATTAGCAGTTGATTATTCAAAGTTAGATTACGATTGTGTGTTCACGTCACCGCCATACTATAATACTGAAATATATGATGGAAGTAAAAGAATGACGGAAGAAGAATGGAATGAAAACTTTTATATTCCGATATTTAATGAGACATTTAAACATCTGAAAATGGGAGGATATTATATTTTAAATATTCCCATTTCTGTATATGAAAATGTCTGTATTGGGTTATTCGGAAATGCTGACGAAAAAATACCGATGTATAACTCACGAAATTTAAGTAAAAAGTTGAACCAATCCGAATATAAAGAATATATTTACGTTTGGTGTAAAAGGGAAAAAGGTGGAACAAGAACGCCCGAACAATTATCTGAAAAAATAAGAAAAAGATATGAAGAACGAAAAGCGAAAGAAACACCATTTATTTTTTCGTTTGATGACCTTGAAGAATTTGAAGTTGAATTACAGGCAACAAGAGCAGGACTCCGAATGACTGGAATGACTGAACCAGAAGTAAATGAAATAATAGAAGGATTAAGAAAAAAACAAGAAAAAATGTATATGGAATTTCTCTTGAAAAAAGAAGAAGAAGAATATAAAGAACCCCAAAAATTAACAGCAGAAGAAAGAATGGAATTATATAGGCAACAATTCGGAAGTGATAGTGGTGAAAGTGAAAGTGATACTGAATATCAAGGTGGTGTAATTGATATTGATGATAGTGATGACGAATGGTTTGGTGCTGGGACGGGTGCTTCCGTTTCTAACAACAGAAGAATAAGGCAAATAGAAAGATTGTTAAGAAATTTAAGAGAAGATGTAGACCTGATTAATAATTTTTTAGATAATCCAGAAATGTTAAATAATCAAATAGATACAAATAATCCTGACTTTGTTGAATATTTTGAAACGCTATTGGAAGAAAAAGAAACAGAAATAGAAGAATTAGAAATGGAACTAAATGATATTTACTCTCATATGGGATATGAATTGGGTGCGGAAGCAAAAGAAGGAGGAATAATGGCGTATTCTTAATCCAACTTACCCAAGTATAGAGAAACCTTACCCTTTTTTAAGATTTTAAAAATATAATAATAGATTTTTAAAATTAATCGCTATTTGAAATAGTATAAACCTGTTTTTCGCTCGTTACAATTTGCGGGTAAGTTTTCATTACTGTAACCCATCTGGATGGAAGTTTCTTGATTTTCTTGATTTGGTCTTTATCCAAACCCAAATAACCTTCTAAAAGGTATTTCAAACTGCGTCCTCCGAGAGAACGAGGAAAGAATGTAATTTGGTGACTTTCATTTAGAATTCGTTTTGTCGCATTTCCCGCACAAGGAAGATGAGAAGTATAAATACAATAAACATTAAAATGTCTACCTGTTTCCAGTATGCTATTTAAAACCCCCTCCACTTTTAATCGTAATTTCTTATCTGTGATACAATCTACATCATCAAAAATCACCAAACTATCCTTAAAATCTTCTGCGGTTAAATCATCATTCAAGAAATCATCGCCCAATTTTATTCTTTTTAGTCCCTTTATTTTATCAATACTACTATCATCATTCAAAGAAGAAAAAAGATAAACATTCCTTTTTGGAAATATCTTTTTAAATTCGTTTCCATACATACAAGTATAATACGATTTTCCTGAACCTGATTGTCCCGTGACGTAAAGTATTTGTCTCTCTGTATTTGGATTTGGAATAGGTTGGAAACAATCTTCTCCGCCAAGTGTGTATTCATTAAAAGAATGTTGTGCGGTTTTCTTTTCATCAACGCTTAATATGGGTGTGTTCTTGGTTTTCGTTGTTTTAACAATTGCTATTGGATTACCCTGATTTTCAAAATTCATTCTTATATTATTATAATAATAGATTTTTATTTTTAGAAATAAAATCTAAACTAACTTTATTAATTTTAGTAGACAGAAAAGAAATTAAATTATCTATTTCTTTTTTAATTGTTTTTACTGGAAGAGAACATATATAATCAATTTTTTCACTAACGCTTGAAATATCAATAGCGGTAATATAAGATAAACTTTGTTTGATAATTTGGAGGTTATTTTTAATATCTTCTAATATTGGTTTCCTAAATTTATTTTCTAACAAGAGAGATAATACTTCTAACTCTGATTTATTATAACTTATCAATCCAACCCAAGAATTAAAAAAATCAATCAGTAAATCAAGTTGTTTTTTGTTTCCACCTTCCAACTTTTTGTAAGCAAAAATCCGCTTCAACGCCTTTAAATAGTTTTTCTCATCAATATAATCTTCAAAAGACCTTTTGATAGATTGTAAAATGTTTTCAACCTTCGCTTCTTCTGGTTCAAAATTCGCATCATCACCAATCTTCAAATAATAATTTTCGCTGAATTCTGTAAAAACGCCGTTTATTAAAACAATCGCATCTAATTTAATAACCGATTTCATTTTCAAAGCATCTTCAAAGGTAAGGGTTGAACCATCTTGTAAAGTTTTAAAACCTTTTTTCATATCATTTTTGTCCCATCGTAAAGGGTCATTATTAATATCAAGACCACATTTAAAATCTGTTAAAAATATTTCTGGATTTTTACTTGCTTCTTGGAATTTCTTTTGAAATGTTTTGAATATTTCTGTGTAAATGTTTTTCTTGGATTTTATCAACTCATCTAAATCGTAATCACTATTGTATAAGATTGATTTGAGAGAAGATGAACCTATAACATTATATTTGCCTGTAATGGTTAAAAGATTGAAAACATCGCTAATTTTGTTATTAAAATCTATAATTCGTCTTTTATCAAATTTGTCCATTTATATAATATTATAATATTTTTTTATTACATTAGATATTTCGTGGGACATCTTCTAACATTCGCAGAATAAACAGAAGGAATAATAGGAGCATTTAATCCTATTGGTGATGTATGATAAGACCCACCATACATTCCTGCCCCCATCATCGCTTTCGCACCTTGTCTTGTAGGTGCGTAGGATTTTACAGAAATCATTACATCGGTTCTTAATTTATTCATTTTTGCTAATAAATTATCGTAAAAAACTTGTCCATTTTCAACATTAATGGAAATATATTCGCCATCAATTTTATTAAAAGTTCTCGCTACCGATTCGCTTTCACTTGCTATTTTTTGAACTTCCAATTTATCCAACATATTTATATTTCTCTTGATTTTTCCATTAAAAAATACATTCATCTTTGTAATCATTTCAGCAACCTTCACCAAACTATTAATAAGTGGATTTTCGTTAGGTAAAGGATTTCGTAAAGTGCTAATATCGGAAACTAATGAGGTGGATGAACCAGATGAACCAGATGGAGATGAACCAGATGGGGATGAAGGATTGTAACGTGAAGCGGATGAAGGTAAAGAAACATTCGCAGAAACTTCATCATCGCTTTCTTCATCGCTTTCTTCATCGCTACTATCATCGGCAGTCCCCATCGTAATAGAAGGGTTTGTTATTCCTAATGATGCGTTAATTGCGTCTGCTTCATCATCGCTTTCTTCAACAGCATCTTCCAAATAAGAAGGAGTATCTTGATACATTCCTGATAAACTACCATACGCAACAGAAGCAGGTGGTTGGGTAGGTGCTGACCCAAAACTACTATAAAAATCATACCATTCATTTCCGTCTTCTGCTATTTCATCTTGTTGTTTTTCTTCCATTTTTTCTTCGGCACTTGTAGCATTCCACAAAGAAGGAATAGTTTGTTGTCCCACTACAACCAATTTGGGTTTATTTTTACTACCTTTTTTTCTACCAGAACCACTAATAGGATTATAATTTAGTTCTTCTAATGCTTTTTCTTGTTCTGGTAAAAATCCTCTACGAACATTAAACTTACCATCAAAATTAGATTTATTAAAAAGATTTATTCCCATACCCACGTATGATACAATCAATTCAAAATTACTATCTAATATGTCTAAACTTGAAAGAAAATCGTTCACATCATTACTAACATTATCTCTCAAAATAATAGAAGATTTAATCGCCGTATCTGGATTCCCTGTGTTGTTTCTCATATTTCTTAAAGAAAGTGTTTGAACTTGTTTTGATGCGGAATAAATACTATCAGGATTACTTGCTAAAATTTTATTTTGTTTAATAACAGGCATATTAATATATATTATATATAAATATTTTTTTAATTATAATATTAATTCATTTTAATATAATCCGTGTTGTTTTACAAAAGAGGATGCTTGTGGTAAAGATAGTCCGTGTTGTTTCATTACTTCTGCTACAATAGCACCACGAGCGGAAACACGTTTAATACCTGATTGCGGTAATTGTTTACGTCCACCTTTAAAAGTTCCTTGATAAGATTGAAGAGCAGGTGGGTATACAGATGGTTGGAATTGTTCTGGGTGATTCATTATTAAAGCACCTCCTTTTCTGGGTCTTCCTCTTGGTTTACCAGAACCATACTGTCTTTGTAAAGAAGCACCTGTTGCGGCACCCACTCCTGCTGCGAGTGGTGCTAATTCAGGATTTCCAGTAGCAGTTGCTAATGCCCCAAAAGCAACTGGAAGAGCAACAGGGGCAATATCAGCACCAATTTTTCCAAGCGTTCTACCAACTTTTTTAAATACTTTTCCAATATTCACTTTACCTCTTCGTCCACCAGCGGGGGCAGAACCCGATATATACGATTTCAAAGCATCTTTCGCCATACTTGTTGCGACAGGTAAAACAACATCTCTTCCAATACTTTTCGCAATTGGAAGGGCAACCTTTCCAATACTTTTAAATGCCTTTCCGATATTCACTTTACCTCTGCGTCCACCAGCGGGGGCAGAACCAGACATATAAGATTTCAAAGCATCTTTCGCCATATTTTTCGCAACAGGTAAAACAACATCTCTTCCAACATCTCTTACTATCGGCATCGCAACCTTTCCAACACTTTTCATTACTTTTCCAAAATTAAATTTACCTCTGCGTCCAGCACCCATTACAGCACCTTCAAGAGCATCTTTCGCTACATCTGTTCCAACATCTCTCACTATCGGCATAGCAACTTTACCTACACTTCTCATCACTTTTCCAAAATTTAGTTTACCTCCTTCTACCGCTTGAATAGGATAGGTAGGTTCACTATAATAAAGACCCCTTGCTCCGTGACTACCGTGAAATACAGGGTTGTGAATCATTCCCCCAGCATATCGGGGCGGTAATCCATCCCAAAAAGCACCTGAAAGATGGGTGGGTTTTTCTCCCGTTAGAGAACCAACAGAAAGAGAACTTGGATAGTCACTCTCACTTGTTCCTGCTAAAACATATTTTCTAACTCTGCGTCCACCAAACATCGTAGGTTGTGGAGTTGTATGAATCATTTTTTTAGAATATCCATTCATTTGGTCTGCTAAAACTTGATTGTATAATTCCATTATATAATAAAGGAATATATTATTTTTTGAAAAAATGTTTTTTATATTTCTTTAAATCACTTTTTATATGTAATTTATATGGAAATCTAACTTTTTTTTAATAATTAAATATTTGAATTATTAAAAAATATAAAATTAAAAAATGTATTCTAAACTACTAAATGTTTATTTAAGATGTTTGGAAAGTTTCCCCTTCATACTTCCACCACACATCGCCCCTGCACTCATCGCACCCCCAGAATGAGCACCCCCAGAATGTATACCACCAGAAAGTTTATTTTTCTTGTAATGTCTTACCATTTTCATTAGAGAACTCATACCCATATTAGAAAGTTTGCCTCCAACTAATCTGGCGTATTCACCACTATCAAGATGAGGAACAGGGTTCATTTCTTTTGTTCGTAATACTTGTTCTTTTGTGAGAATTCCTGTGAAAATTTGAGATGTGCCTTGTTGCGTAGCGAAAATTCCACTATTCATCGTGATAATACACACTTCGGGAGTAATTGCGTATGGGAATTGATTTGTGACGGTAAGGTTAAATTGGAATTGATACTGACCGAGAGAAGATGCTGAAAGGTAGCTGGGCAAATTGAATTGGTTTACGGGGTTGAGAACAAGAAGACCTCCCGTTGTTGGGATAGAAGTGACGCCACCAGTAGCAGGATTGTTGTTATTAACCGCACCAACCCATTCTGAATAAGTTTGAGAACTACCATTCGCCACAGAAATATTATAGAGGTCTTGCTGGGTAGCGGATGCTAACATACCACTTGCGTTGTTGAAATTTACTGAAATGTTATTGATGGTTAAGAAAGAACTTGCGTTATACCACTTTTGGGCGGACATCGGGACTCTCGCACAAATCAAGATGAGGTCTGGAATTTGGTTGAGTTGGATAGATTGAGATGTAATAATAGTAGAACCAAGAGGAGCACACAAGTTAGATGAAGTAGACGTAGTTAAGTATCTGGGATAATCCAAGAAGGGGACAACGTTTTTGGTGCTAATTTTTGCGTATTGTTCTGGTTGAAGGGACAAGAAATTAAATAGAATTCTTGTATTAGCAAAACCAACAGGTTGATTAGGAGAAGCAACAGAACCAAGAGTGATAGATTGAATGTAAGACGAAATCGCAGCGGCAGTTCCAGAACCAGTAATGGTAGTATTCGCTGTGCTAAAAACTCTCTTACAAGTATTATCAATATTGAGAACCAGAGACATATTGTTGACTCCAACTAAACCAGCAGAGTTGTTAGGTAAGGTATTAAGGAATGGGGATAGTGCCAAAAACGGTTCAGTAAATTGAGCGGTAATAACAATCACCCAAGTATCAAGAACATTTGTAGAAACTAATGAACTATCTGTCCCACCAGCAGTAATGGAATGGGTAATACTATTAATAACAATAGGATAAGCACCACGGGGGACAAAGTCAATATCATACGAATTAGTATTGTAAGACGCAAGAGGATTGTTATTCGCTCCAACAGCATCAGAATACGAACCATACTGATTATCTGGAAGAGAAGGGGTCAAACTATTATATCTGCTTAACATTCTGCTGTCGTTCATTCGCATCAACATCGGGAGAACGTCTTGGGTATTGGTAGACACAGAGACGTTGTTAATTGTTGCTTGGGTAGTAGTAAACAAAGAGTTCAGAGGAAATGCTTGGAAACAATCGGTTAAACCATATTGGAATGCTAAATCACCAGCAGGGACATTCGCACAAGCAATTGAAAAAGTCACCGTAGATTGAAGTAGTAAATGTCTATCAATCACAATATTTTCTGACGGTATTTGGACTGAAAAGACAATTGAAGAATTTGAAGAACTTACTGCTTGAAATTGTTGGTAAGTGGATTGAGAAGCACCCGATTGGACACCGAACACTTCTTCTGACGTAATATCGGCAATTCGGGCATCCTCAATTAAAACACATTTAAAGTCGCTCATTATATATAAATTATATAAATATTTTTTTTTTGGAATTTTATTTATATAATTTTTTTTCTAAACCTTAAATTTGCTAAACATTTTACTTTATACCTCCACTATCCTTCTTTGTAAATAGGAACTTAATAGTGGACGAACAACCAGATGCTAATTGAAAGGGGTTCAACTGTCCAAACCTATCTTTCCAGAAAACGCTAATATCCAAAGTATAAATGGGTCGGTTTCCTGTTAGTTCTATCAAACGATACTGGGCAGAAGGAGTATAGACAATATTAGGTTTATAAATTCCAGTATCACTTACAAAATCAGTAATAATTTGTGCTACATCACTATTGTTACCACCATTTTGATATTTAGTTCCATTTACAAAAATTAAAGGTGCTGAAATTTGATTCGGAACTATTGGTAAAGTATTAGAACAGAATACGATAGAAAGAACAGGAGTCCAAAGTGCTACTGATGATGTCTCTTGAAATACTTGTATAGCATCAAAAGGAAACCCTGTTGGTGTAGTTGGGTAGGTAGTAGGTAGAATATTAGAACCGCCAAAAGTATCTGTTTGAATTTGAAGATTTAATCCATTTGTAATATTTAAGGGTGTCGCCTTTTGGTAATAGAATGGAAATGACGCAAATAGAGTTCCCATCGGGTTGTTAAAGAATATACCAATTTGATTTGGTGCGGTTGATGAATACCCAGCAGTATCAGCATTAATAACAGCAATAAAATTGGTGGTATCGTAAGTCATTATAGGAGCGTAGGCAGATGGTAAAACCCCACCAACAGCAATCACTTGACCATTCAAACTATTGTAAGCAGATGTAAAGGTATTATTTACTAAATAGATAAAGTATTGATAATTATAAATGCTATAATATTGAGTCGCATTATTCTGTAATCCTGTTGCGGTTGTGTTTGGAGGAGCAGGAACAATTGCTTGAAGATTTTGCGGGATGTAAGTTAAAAAAGATTTTCCGTAATAAGTGATTCCGAGATAAGTGAATGTTAAAGTAATTGAATAAACTGTTAAGTTCACATTACCTTGATTAGGTTGAATTTCAGGAATGATTACAGGTAGAGTAGGTGTATCAAGCGTAAAACGAATAATACTCATATAATAACTTTCAGGGTCATACACAAATGGATTATTTCTTGTTTCGTTAAAGTAAAGAATAGGCGGGGACTGGTCTGTATTCTCTAAATTAGAAATAACAACATCGTAATAAAGTTGTTCTGGATTTATACCTTGACCTGCGTTACTATTTGATGACGTTTTAAAAGTGGACATTATTATAATATAATGCGATATTTATTTTTCTAAATCTATATTTAATTTTAGATTTTTATTCTAAATGTTAGATATACTTATATAAAACTATATAAAGACAAATCTATATACTATATTTTGGAATCTAAAATGGAGAAAAAGGAATCTAAAATGGAAATCTAAATAAAAATAAATGAAATCCAAATGAAATCCAAATAATATTAGATATTTTCAAGTATAAATTTATAAATTTATACTTACAGAAATCCATTTAAAGAAATCTAAATAATATATAGTTAAATCTAAATGAAATCTAAATGAAATCTAAATATTATATGTTTGAAATCTAAATAATTCATTTTGAAATCTAAAAAAAATTGAAATGAATTTAATAGTTATACTTATATAATATATATATTGTTTAAATGGACTTAAAGACGTTCCACTTATATATGTATAGAGATAAGATGAATAACGTTCTTGAAGAAATGATGATTAACGCAGGAGATATTGAATACCGCAATAGATTAAGCGGAAGAAATTATAAAAGAATATTTGATTTTATTGTTTTAGATTTGAAGCAATATATCAAAGCAAGATTTTCCAAACAATATGGTAAAAAAGATTATCTTAAACATTCAGGATATATTTATAAAAAGGTTTTCGTTAGCAATACAAATAAAAGGATTTTGAACCCATTAAAGAAAGAACATTCAGTATTGTGGGGTTTGGAAAAAATGGAAATCATTAAAGATTATCCAGTTATTTTGGAATGGTATAAAAAAAATGTTCCTTATTACAACGATTTAACCGATGAAGAAAGAAAGATAAGATTAAGAGCAGATGAAAATAAATTAGAACAACAATTAAGAGAACTCATTAATGATTACGAAACCAAAAATGATAGAGATGGGTTCAATATTAGAATTAGAAGAGTTATTAAGAGAATGGACTATACAGCGATAAATATTTATAAACATCACGCTTCACAAATTAAATTTTATAAGGCGAACAAGACCACTTCAAATAGGGGAACAGAGGCGATTAGCGTTTGGTCTTATCCAGATGGGCGTAAAAACGGTTGGACTTTATCAGGATTGAAAGCAGATAGTATTGCGGACTTTTGTTTGATGAATGGATTAGATAAGAAGGAATGTAAGAAATGGAAATATGGGAATTACGCAGAATGGGTTTTGAAGAAATTGAATTAAAGTCCTAAATGGAAACAAAAAAATTTTAATTATTTATTATAATTAAAATTTTTCAAAGTATTTGAATTAAGCGAGTTTGATTGCTTGGATAGTATAAGGAACAGTAGTATTAATAGGTTGGTCTGATGAAATACCACCTCCCGTAAAGTTAAATCCAACAGCACCATATAAAATAGTGGGTGCGGTTAAAGTGATTGTTTTTGAAATTCCTATTTGGCGGATTTCAAGAGCGGTTGTTGTAAACGCAACCGCAGTAGCAATATCAACAGAAGTTACGTATGTTGTAAATGCTCCGCTTCCTGCTGGTGCGGACAGAATATAAGTATAAGCAGAACTTACTGTTGTAGCATTATCAATAGTAATATTAACAAGACAATCTACTGAATAAACACCAGCAGGAACAACTATACTTGCGATGGGGGATACTACACCAGTCCCTATTGCGACTGCGACTGTGGATACGACTGCTGAATAAACAGTCCCAACTGCTCCACTTGAAGTTTCGGGGATTGATAAAGAACTTCTATACGACATTATATAATGTATCGTTATATTTTTTTCTGAATATTTATTTTCTAAATATAAGTTTTCTAATATTTGAATTAAGCGAGTTTGATTGCTTTAATACTATAAGGAACAGTAACATTAGTAGGAACAACAGAAGATATACCTGCTACGGAAAAGTTAACTCCTACTTCTAAATATAGTATAGTTGGTTGTGTTAATGTGACGGTGAATGAAGGGGATAATTGCCTTGAAATATTTGCTGTTGCTACTATACCACCTTCAATAATATCAATAGAATATATAGATGTTGCGGGTGCTGCACTACCCGCTGGTGCTGAACCCAAAAATATAAACCCTGAAGTTACATTTGTGGTATTAGCAATAAATAAATTAACACACATATTTACTGAATAAGTCCCCGCAGGAACAACTATACTTGTTAATACGGTAGAAACACCAGTAGCAAGAACGAGCGTTCCTACTACTGCTGAAAAGGTAGCACCAACATTACCACTTGAAGTATCGGGGACGGACAAAGAACTTCTATACGACATTATATAATATATTGCTATATTTTTTTTGGATAAAATTTATATTTATTTTCTAAATATAAGTTTTCTAATATTGGACAATATCGGTTAAATCTTCTATTGGAATGTAAATGTGTTCTTTCTCATCTTCTTTTAATCCCGCTCTTGAATGATTTTGTATAAAATACTTGCTAAACTTCTCTTTATCATATTGGATAAAGCAAAGACGGTCTGTATAGTTAAACAATAGTATCAAAGGTTTATCAGACATCTTGTTAAGAGTTATCATCGTTGTGGGGTATTTTATTTTCGTATTTGTTCTGGATTTTAACTCATATTGATATTCGCTATCAAAAAAATCGTATTTATCGTATTGATTCGGATACTGCGTTATTTCTCTCTTAAAGTATTCACATATAATCGGCAATACTTTTACTTCTTCTTGTTTTCCAAATTTATATGAGTGATTAAAATGAACCATCTATATATAAGTATTAGATAATAAAATTAGATTTCTTAAACGAATAATTTTAAGAAAATCTAAACTCCTAAATATAATATATCACCTTATAATATAAAATGAGTAAAAACGATTTTAGAAAAGAGAGTTTAATAAAACATTACGAAAAATGTTTGAAGACGATGATTAATGATTTAGATTTTCAGAGATTCTTTGGACAAGAGAACGACTACAAGGTAATGAAATATAGTGATTTAGCAAACTATCAAGACATTAATGATTTATTGTCTGAACCTATTGATTATAGAATTATCTTAACAGAAACTAAAAGAAATGTAGGGCACTGGTGTGCTTTGATGAAATATGGAGACACAATAGAATGGTTTGATTCGTATGGCGGAAAATCGGGAGTTCCTGATGGTGAATTAGAATTTGTATCATATGCGATGAGGAAGATGTTGGGTGAATTAAAACCATTATTGTCTAATCTTTTAAAAACGAAATTTCCTAAACAACAACTCTTTTATAATAAACACAAATTTCAACAATTAGCAGATGGAATTGATACTTGTGGAAGATGGGTTATTTGTAGGGTCTTGATGATGAAATTAGGTTACAATCTTCCTGAATTTATTGATTTTGTTGAAAGACATTCCAAAGATACGGGAAAACCACCAGATATTTTAGTTTGCGACTGGATTGTTTAAATTGTCTAACTTTACATATTGGTTTTGAATTACATTCGTAGACGTTCCCATATTAGTAGCATCTTCATTTAAATTTTCCATATTATTGGAATACTTACTTGTTAGATAAATGTTTCTTAACATACTTGCCCCAATCTTTTTTCCAAATATTTTATTCAATATTCTTGTAATTGTATTGGTAGGTTCAAATGGAATGCCTTGATAAGAAACCAAGAAGGGAACTAATGTATTCTTCTTTTTGATTTCACTTTTTAATGGATGATAAGAGAGATAGATTTGAATAACTTTTTGTAATTCAGGAGATACTGGAATGGATTGGGTCTTGTATGTTTTTTGCGTTTTGTAATTATTAAAATGGAATTCCATATTATCTAAATCTAAATAGTTGAATTTTTTATCCATATCTTCATTATATTTTTTCACCATCACCATATATAAATAATCTAAATTTCTTCTTGGTGCTTGTAAGGTGTAGAGAGAAAGAACAACAAAAGAAAGTAATTCTTTATATTCATCTTCATTAATCTTTTTCTTGTTGGTTAGTTTAGGCAGTAAATCATCTTCTAACTTTTTATAAACTTCTAAAACTTGTTCTTGGGTAATCCAGTTCTCTTTCTGGGTTTCACTTTTATCATTATTTACAGATAATTCTTTATTGTATTCCATCAGCATTTTGTAATAAATATCATACAACTTTTTAAATTTTGGTTCTTGTTTTAAGAGAGAAACAATACTGATTAAATAACTCCTTCGGGTATTCGGTTTATAATCCTTAATATGATTAACGATTTTTTCAGTATCTTTTAAGAAATTGAAATTTTTTATTTCTTGTCCACCATTCAACCTTTTTAGATTGTTTAAGTATAATTTGAGAGAAGAGGCACTAATGTTTTTGTTTTTGAGATTATCAAAGATTTTGTTTTGGGTTTCCATTATATAAGATATAATTAGATTATATTTTTTTGAAATATAATTTAATCTATTTAACAAATTTCTAAATCTATTTTTTTGAGTTTCTTAAAAGTATTTAAATAATTCAAATTTAGAAATTAATTTGATAATAAATAATATATCGTAATATTATAATATGAGTTTATCCAATTATTCTTTAAATCAGCGTCTCAATTACATTCTTTCACTTCTTCAAGGTCTTGTTCCTCCTGCTGGTGGTTTTGTGACTATTGCTGGAAACCAAACTCTTACTACGGGGGTGAAGACATTTACCATTCTTCCAGAATGTTCTGCTGTTCCAACTACGAACACCCAGTTAGTAAATAAATTATATGTTGATGGTTTAACACCTCCAAGTGATACTTTACAACAAGTTCTAACTGCTGGTAGCACGGCACAAGACCCTCTCGTTATAACTTTAAATGATACTCCTAATAATACTTTTACTATTCTATCAAGTGCTACTCTTGAAGTGGATTTTGATGATGGATTTACGCCGAATAATGCGATTTATCAAAGCGACGGCATTTATCATACAGGTGATAGTTTGAGTTTAAATACAAACGGCGTTATTGGATTTTCCAGCGACAATCTGTTTGCTAACTCTGCTACTCTTGGTTTAACCGCCCCCAACGACGGATATAACGCCAATCCCAATCTTACTATAACTGCTACGAGTGCTTCTGCTGGAACGACGAGTGGTGTGCCGTCAGTCCAGTATTATAAATCTGGACGAAATGGTGCGAATAACGATATAATTGGTAGTCATCAATTCTTTGCTAAAAACTCTACTGGTGTAAAGACCGAGTTTGCGAAAATAGAAACACTTATTAGAAATGTTGGTGCTGGAAATGATGATGGGTCTATTGGTATATTTGCTACGCTGAATGGTGTTTCAACCGAGTTTATGCGTATTAACGGAGCAGACGGAGATAATAATTTTTTAAAACCCCTTGATATGAACGGAAGTGCTATTACTTCTTCTTCTGGTAGTTTATCAATATCCACATCTGCTTCAACTGGAACAGGAAACCTTACTCTCACACCAAAACCGCTTGGAAACCTTATCTTCCAAAATCTACCAACTTCGGCTGTTGGTCTTCCTACTGGTGCGGTATGGGATAATTTGGGGGTTTTAAATATCGCCCCTTAAAATAAAAATATTAACTTATTATATATGAATACAGATGTCTTTAACGCAGTATTTTGGTCATTCTTTATTACCAGCACTATCGGTTTATTATTCGGGTTGGCGAAAATGGGGTATAAATCCAAGTGTAAAGAAGTTCAGATATGTTGTCTGAAAATTATTAGAGATACTAATACCGAAGAGAAGGAAATGGAATTTGAGAGAACGCACCCCATTCGTGCTGAAAGCAAAGAACAAATCTAAATTTCTTGTCTCTTTAATCCTATTTAGAAGTTCTTTTCTCTCACTATACAAATGGAATCTTTATTAACGCCTGATGATGAACGATTTGTTGTTCTACCTGTAAAATATAATGACCTGTATAAGATGTATAAAAATGCCGTTGCCTGTTTTTGGGTAGCAGAAGAAATAGATTTATCAAAGGATTTAAATGATTGGTTGAAAATGACCGCAGATGAAAAGTATTTCATTTCTCATATTCTTGCCTTTTTTGCTTGTATGGATGGGTTAGTAAATGAAAATATTGCGATAAGATTTTTCAACGAAGTTCAAAATAGTGAAGCAAGATTATTTTACGGGTTTCAAATTGCGATAGAAGGAATACATCAGGAAGTATACGCTACTCTGATTGATACTTATATTTCTAACAAAGAAGAGAAGACAAAACTTTTAAATGCGATTAATAATTTTCCTTGCGTTAAAAAGAAAGCAGATTGGGTAAAAGAACATATCCAAAGTAGCGAAAGTTTTGCTGAAAGATTGGTTGCTTTTATTTGCGTGGAAGGTATACATTTTTCTGGTGCTTTTTGTGCGATTTATTGGTTCAGAACCAAGAACTTATTACAAGGTCTTTGTTTCTCTAATGAACTCATTAGTAGAGATGAGGCATTACATACTGAATTTGGAATTGCGTTATATAAAAAACTGAATAATAAATTGAGTCAAGACAAATTACATTCTATTATCAAAGAAGCGGTTAATATTGAAACGGAATTTATTTGCGAAGCGTTACCTTGCCGTCTTCTTGGAATGAATAGTGATATGATGACGAGATATATTCAATTTGTAGCAGACCGAGTATGTCTACAATTGGGATATGATAAAATCTGGAATGTTCCTTGTCCATTTTCATATATGGAGGCAATTAGTATTGAAAGAAAATCCAATTTTTTTGAATGCCGTGTGAGCGAATACGCATTAGCAACAAAAGATATGAATGAAAATATTTTTGATTTCAATTCTGTTTTTTAAGTATTTTAAAATATTAATAAAAATATATTATTAATATAATAATGTCTATTAAATCTATTGAGAACGGAAATTTAAATTTAAATAATTTAGATGTTTCTACTATAAATGGGTCAGCATACCCGCCTGTTTCGGGAGCAGGAACTTTAAGTGACGTTTTAACTGCTGGAAATAGTGCTGGTTTAACCAGTATTAATATGAACGGGCAAGATATTACGGGTGTAGATGATATTGCCTTAACAACTATCAACGGGTCAGCATATCCGCCATCAAGTTCGGGGGTCACATCTGTTTTTTATCAAACATTTCAACCTTTTTCTTATTTAAATACCTCTTCTGGTGCTTATCAAACGCCTTTAATTACTTTGGGAGCAGGGACATATTTAGTATCTTCCGCATTTGAATTTACTAATGGAACTACGAGTGCGGTTTCATATAGTTATTTTTACCAAGTGGGAGAAATTGGGTCATCAACATCATCAATCACAATAAGCAATAGCACATTTTCCCAACCGATAAGTAGTGCCGATTTAACTACTTTATCTGGTGTAATTGTATTAACTGCTACCCAAAACATATATATAAATTTTCAGTGGAATAATGGGGTTGGTTTTTCAACAAACGAACAAAGAATAACTTATTACGCTACCAGTATATTGAAACTTTTTTAAGTTATTTAAAAGGCGGTAAATTAGCAGTTCCTTTTATTTTCTGTTTTAACGCAATTTGTTTCTTTGCGTTTTGCGGGTCTATTTCACTTGCGGTTAATGGCGTTTCCTTATTCACACGAATAGTTGGTCTATATACAGGATAATCTTTGTTTCCAATATCCGCCCATTTTTCTTGATACCATCTTTCCAAATTCTTGGGTTTATCATCATCTAAATATTTACCACCATTTTCCTTATAAGTTTTTACAATAAATCCGCTTTTGTAAGCACTTGGTTTTGAATATACACTATCGGCATATTTCTTTACCTTTTCATACAACACTTTATCAATTGGCGTAGGCATTTATAATAGAATTAGATATTATTTTTATAAATATGAATTATATTTATAAAAGTATAGATTTCAAGATTTTACAAATCCAAACTTTCTTCATCGGTTTCTTCATCCAGTTCATCCTTTTTTTCAACAATTAGTTTATACCCTACTATAAAAGGTTTCGTTTGTTGAACTTTCTTGTAAGTTGCCTTTCGTGGTTTGATAATTGCTTTCAAAAACAAGTTTTCATCTAACATTATATTAAATTTCTTTTCGTTAAAATTTCGCTTTGCTTCTTTCGTCATTAATTCAAAGTATTGAGAACCTCTTAAAGTATTGTATAAATCTTCAACAAAAAACAT